CCAGCGCGCCCGGCAACATCCGCGTGACCATACCGGTCAACGGATCAACGATATCGAATCCACCTTGTTGGTTCGCTTGCTCTAACTGCGCAACAATGCGCGCCCGCTCTTGCTCCAACCTCGAAATCTGTTCCGCAATCGGCGCGCCAAAAATCATCCTCTCGATTGTGTTGGCAACTCTCGTCAGAATCGGAGCCACTTCCGCTGCTAGACGTCTTGCAAGACGCCCAAATGCGTCTCCGAGCACCGCAATCTTGTCAGACGCTTGATCCGATTTAGCGATTAGCTCGCTGTCAACAATCAAGCCATAGCGAAGCGCTTCGGCAATCAGCTCCTCAAGCTTTTGCCGTCCTTGGGCCAGAAACGGAATCAGCTTCTGACCAAAGCGGTCGCCAAAGATTTCCGTAGCGATTCGCGCCCGTTCCGCTGGGCTTTCAATAGCGGCAATCCGATCGGCAATGTCCGCCAGCACGCCTTCGGTCGCGCGCGCGTTGCCGGACGCATCGAGGAAAGCGACACCGATCTTGCGAAACGCTTCCTCGGCGTTTCCACCATCGATCGCCGCTTCGGCAATGCGGCGCGTCAGTATCTTTAGTCCGTGTTCAAGGTCTCCGCTACTAAGGCCGACCTGGGTGGCGGCGAACTGAAACGCCTGCAGCGCGTCTGTCGATACACCGACGGTATCGGCAAGCTCGCCTAAGCCACCTATCGCGTCGACCGACCGCTTTGCAAAGTTCGCAAGAGCGGCCGCTGATAATGTCGTCAGCGCAGGTCCAAGAAGCGACAGCGCGCGGCTTGCGCCCTGCGCGCCGGAGACGATGCGCTGGAACGCGCGATCACCCTGCTCGCCAAGCTGAGTGATCTCGGCTTTCGCTTTCTGCGCGCCTTCAACTGACAGGCGCAGCAGGAAGCGCCGTACTGAATCAGCCATCGTGTCGATCCTTGGCGCGCTTCACCTGCGCCTCCGCAATTCCATCTGCGATCGCCGCCAGCAACTCGGCCGCTACCTCCGGAGCAGCCCCAAGCGCCTGCGCGACTGTCAAGGCAGCAGCCATGTCGATTCGCACCCCCGCCATGTCCGCCGTCAGACAAGCAAGCGCGGCACGCCAGCACGCTGCGCCATCAACCGTCTCCGGTGCGTGCTCGACGTAAGGACAGCTTACGCCGCACTCGCGTTCGAGAGCGGCGCATCCTCGGCAGTAGTCTGGCCCGCCGCCGAAGTGCCATCCGGCGCGGGCCTTGAGGCGTTTCCCTCGGCTTCGACCAACTGCATCGGGGTCATGACGGCCTCGAAGAAGGCGAAGGCCATCTCCTCGTGACTCAGCAGAACCTCGATCGCTTCCGGCGTGCGAGGCACTGCCTTGCCGTCCTCGTCCACTACATTCTGCCAGGCGCGGATGCACTCGCGCCCGAGCGCCTGGATAGTGAGCATGAGCGCCACGCCGCGTCGCAGGTTCTCCTGTTCCGGCACGTCCTCCTTGCCAAGGAGTTCTAGCGCGCGCCGTCGGGCTGCCGATTGCGCAGCCGCCACCATAACTGTTGTGATGGGTGCCACCAGCAGCCGCACGCCATGCGGCAGCTCAATCCATCGATCTTTGTGCGATATTCTGAACATCAGGCGTAGCTCGCCACACCGTTGCGGAGCGTCACGGTCATCATGCGACCGGCAGTTGCGTCGAACGCACAACGGAAGTCAAAGCTGGCTTCGATGCCTTGCGGTCCTTGGATTGGCGTCTTCGCAACCGACAGATAGGTTTTGTGCAGCGTGAACGTAAGACGACGCGTCGGGCTGATTCGGTATTCAAACTCCAGCTCGATGGCATTGTTGTTGACGGCGTCATCCAGAAGCAACGTATCTGCAAACCGGCTTGTCACCTGCCCAGTCGCACGCGACAGCCCAGGATCAGCGCCTTCAATCCTGAGATCATTGCGGATAGTGCGCACGATCTCAATGCCGTTCGAGAAGCTCAGCTGGCCGCCAGTGATCTGCGCCAAAGATGCGCCATTGCGACGGATCACACCCTGCGCTTTGTTGAACGCCACGTAGTCGCGCATGGTCGGCGTTCCAGCCGATGACGTGTTCAAGCGCGTGGAGCCTTGCGCGACTAACGTAAGAGTGGCGGTCGCCGCACCCGACGGTGAGAAATCAATCTGGAACGTGTCAGCGCGCACGCCAGACGAAACTGCGTAGTTGGGCACGTCTGGCATAGCCTGCTCGATGCTGTTCGACGGCAGCGATGCGGCGCCAGAGACAAAGACATGCTGGAAGTCGGGCGCAGTGCCGGTGGTGGTCGGAGGCCCGAGCAGCAGCCGCAGCCAGTCGCCGATGTATTCGAGATCGACGGGCACCTCGGCCCGCCCCTGCACAGTGACGATGTCGCGGAACGGCGGGGCGACGTCGCGGTTTGTCGCGAGGCCGATCACGTCCGCGTCGATGAAGGGTTGCTCAGCACCAAGGTCGAAGTTGACGATCGGCATGAGCCGCCAGTTGCCGCCCGGCGGCGTGCCGTAAATTGCCTCAACCGCCATGTGGATCTTGCTGTTCGCACCGATTGCACGGGCCATTTGAACCTCCGAGGATCAGGAAAGCGGGGTGTCTGTGGTGGTGAACCAGAGCTCGACCGGCACGGACGCGGCACGCACGGACGATGCGCCCTCGAAGTCAAGGTCGTCGAAGGACGGGCTTTCGGGCTGCGCCCATTCGACCGCGCCGCCGAGTGTGCGGTCGGCGATGATGGCGTCAGCGATGTCCATCAGCAGCTCATCCAGCAGTTGCGTTCGATCATCCGGCGTCGCGCCGGGCGCCGCGACCACCACCGCGGCGACATGCCGCACTTGCCAACGCAGCGGCGAAAGGACGGCGGTTTCCTCGACCGTTTCGCCGTCTTGGACCACGACCAGCCCGCCGGACGGAAGCCGCTGCGGCACAGTTTCGTTGCGCAACACCTGCGGTGCCGGTGAGCGTGACGCGAGAGCGGTTGAGAGAGTTGTATATAGCGCGGCGATCGCCGCTTCGCGTGTGCTCACTGCCGCACCAGATGCAGCACGATCATCGCCGCCACGATAACGCTCGTCCAAGATGCGACCGCGAGCACCTGCCCGACAGCGATGCAGCGGCCTGGCGACATCCGCCCGTCACGGTCCATTACGCTCCTCCGTTCTCCATTCTCTGATGACCGCAGCCGGCAAGCGTGATAGAGCCCGTTGGCCAGCGCTGCGCACGTCCAGCCGCTTGGCAATCTGCACCTGCGGAAGGAGCAGGAACATCGGCACGAAACCCTGCGCGAGCAGAGCCTGTTGCCAAGCTGCCGCGCCCTTGCGCCGTGCTGTTGCCACTGTCACTAGGCCGCCAGCGATCAGCGGCGCGCGGCGACGGCCTACGCGCTCGCCTTGCCGCACTGGCAGGCACCACACAAGACCGCGCCCATTCTTGAAGGGACGCACGAATGCCTGCTTACTCGCGACCATCTGCTGCGGAGTCACCCGCGCTTTAGCGCCGCGCCGGCCGCCTTGGCGATTGAAGCCGGTCGGGATCGCAAGATATTTGCCGTTGCGTGCGCGGATCGTCACACCACGCTCGAAAGCGTCAATGACGTTTGGCACCTTGGTCCATACGATCCCAGCCGCGCGCAAGCTCTCCCCGGATTGCGGGAAGACACGCGAGCGCCAAGCGTTAGCGATGCCTCGGCTGCGCTCTCCGAACGCTGCCGTCACCTGCTGGCGCAGCTCGGTCTTAAGTCGCTCGGTCTCGGCTTTGATGGCGCGCGTGACAGCGATCTCGCCTGCGCGCACTTCCTCTTTCAAGATTGTGCTCAGGTCCTTCACGATCGACGCTGTGATCTTCATCAACGTGCGGACCGAAGCGCTACAGACAGCTCGCGCACAGCATCGCGCACCTGGTGCAGCGCTTCCAACGTTTCGCGCTGCAGCTCGATCATCGTGCGATCCTTCTCCTCGATCCGCTGCTCCGCGCGCATGTAAAGGCGCAACATCAAGGCGATGAACGACAAGCACAATAGCACGATGATCGGGCTGCTCTCGATTAGCCTTTCCATCAGTGAGATGCTATCGTGGTTCATTGGTCGCCCGCCTTGTGAGTCCGCCTCTCATCGCAAAGATCGCGAGGATACAACGCTTCAAGCGCGCAGCCGACCCGGACGCCTATCGCGATAACAGGCATGGTCGCCTCCGTTGCGATTTGTGCGGGATTGCGCGCCTTGCCCTAAACGCATGCACCACGGGCAGGGTTTGACCGCGCCCATTGGCACGGCAGGCACGCTTGGTGTGCTCGGTCGTCCCGCGCGACCGCCCGGAAGGCCCGTGGCAATCAGATACGACGACAGAACGCCCGCCACGCCACGCCGATTGCATCGCGCTGGGCGTGTTGGACGACAAGCGTGTCGGCTCCGATATTGAAGGTGTCGTCGGCTGCGAGGCTTGGAACGTCCTCCACCGCAATGGTGAGCACGTCGGTTGCCTGAATAACCGCAGTGTCGAAGACGCCTGCGATCTGATCCGGTGACGAGCGGACCACGCGCACGGCGGCGGGTGGTCCGACACCACCCGCGCGCCATGTTGCGTCGGTTGCGATGTGCGGATCGGCAAGGATGTCGCCGAGAGCCGCAGCGAATAGGCTCATCTATCAGTTCGAAGAGAAGAGCCGCACCGCGAGCCGAGGCCGCTTGTTCACTGGCAGGATCGAAGCTTCGGTCTTCACCTCGATTACGGAGCCATCCGGACGCGCCAGCTGACGCGCATAAATCGGCAGCCCGACCGTGTTGACCGTCTCGATCAGGTTTGCCGGCGCACCGTAAGTCACGAAGGTGTCGACTGTGCCAAGCGGGAAGGCGATGCCCTCATTTGCCGGGATCAGCTTCTCAGTCGCGCCCGTCGCAAGCGTCACGGTCGCGTTGTACTCTTCGAACATGATACCGGCGAACGGGAACCGCTGGCGCGTGTCGTCACGCAGCGGCTGCGCTCCCGTGGAAGCGTAGTACTTGTAGGCTTCCTCGACCTTTGGATGGCTGATCAGCTTGTCGAAGAACTCCGGGCTGACCAGCGCGTGAATGCTGGTCATGCTCTCGCCCTTCAACTCTTCCTCAATCCTGCGCAGCACCTCGCGCACCTTTGCTTGCACGTTGGTTGTTGGTGTGCCAAGGACGAAATCCACGCTGATTTGCGTAAGGCCAAACTCAGTGAAGTAGTTGTAGAGCGTGGTTCCGGCACCGTCCTTCACCACGCCGCGAAGCGCGTTCACTTCCATATACTCGCGCGTCTGCGCGTGCTTAATCCGCATGCGGGTCAGCTTTCGCTCCATTACAGTCGCGAGCGGATCAGCCGCGTCAGAGACACCAAAGCCGCGCACGCCCTGAATGTCCTGCGGCGTGATAACATCATCATGCGGAATCCACGGCACGACAAACGATCGCATGGACCGCGTGTCACGATTCGCAACCGTGGCAGGGCCGCCAAGCTGAACAGATGGAAGCAGGTTCAGCACGCCCTCCATCTGTTCAATGACGACGGTCCGCTGCGTGATGCCTTCAAAACGGAACAGGCCAATCTGCCCGAGACGCGTGTAAACGTTGGGCAGGATGTTGATGGCCTGCGTCATCTCGGCAAGCGAGTAACCGCCGGCATCGAAGGGGTTGACCATTACGGGCATGTTTTGACTCCTTTAGCGCGAGGGGTTCGTTGAACAACCGTACTTAGGCGGTGTCACGCGGAACGATACCGGCGTAGACAAGCTGGCTGTATTTGGCGTTTCGCTTCGCCGCGTCGTTTACCGACGCGTCGAACACCAACTGGTCCTTGGAGACAATCGCTGGACCGCGTGCGACCACCACGCCCTTTGCCTGGCCGGCAGTTGCGTCAACCGCTTCTACCAGCACGGCTACGGCCACCTCGGCGCCTTCATCGCCAGTCACAACAGCATGGGGTGACAAACGATAAACGCCAGACGCTGTGATTCTGCCGAGCACGGAACCCGCTGCGTAGTTCGTGCCAGCCTTGAGCGTAACTACCTCGCGGTTGTAGCTACCGTTAAGCTCGTACTTGAGCAGATCGCCGAGCGTGGACTTCTGAGTCAGAACAGGCATTGCAGGTGCTCCTTATCAGTGCTTTGTGACAGCCGCCGCACGCTCAAGCGCACGTCGGACGATCGGGCTTTCCGAAAGCTTGTCGGCATTCGGATTCGGCTTAACAGCCACGACCGCACTTGCCTCCGCGCGTGCAGCAAGACTGTCAAGCACAGAGCGGCGCAGCGCATTGGCAGTGATGCCGCGCCGGATGGCGTCGGCTGCATCCACCGCAACGCCAAGACGCTCAGCTTGCGCGGCGATCTCGACAATCTCCGCAGCCGCAGCGCGCGCCGCTTCGTTTGGCGCTTCCAACGCAGTCTCAGACGGCATTGGCGCAGGCTCCAAAAGCGCGGTCGCAGTCGCCTGCTGCTCGACTTCTGTTTGCGGAACGTTGTCAGGCTCGGCCTGATCGGTCATCTTCAACCTCCTACGATCGTGGGTTGCCGCACTGCGCCGTCGCGGCGGCGGCGCAAAGGTCGCAGTCATGTCAGAAAGCGCAGTCTCAACGGTGCCCACACGATCGGCCAGACCGATGGAGATGCCTGCGCGGCCGCGATAGATTGCCGCATCAGTGGCGCGCACTGTCTCTGGCGTCAGGTTGCGGTTGCGCGCGACCACGTCGACTAACTCGCCGTAGAGCGCATCAACGTCCGCCTGAATCGCTGCGCGCGCTGGGCTGGACAGAGGCTGATGCGGATTGCCATCGAGCTTGTGAGCACCAGCATAGATGAAAGTCCAGCTGATACCCGCCTTTGCATCCGCGCCGCTCTGATCGACATGAGCGGCAACGATCCCGATCGAGCCAACTTCACCAGTCCTGGTGACGTAGATACGATCTGCTGCACTGGCGATGGCGTAGGCTGCCGAGGTCGCGCTGTCGCTAGCGACCGCCCACAGAGGCTTGCCTACGGCGCGACGAGCCGACACCAAGCGATCGACGAGGTCGAACATGCCTGCGACTTCGCCGCCTGGGGAGTCGACCTCTATCACCACGCCACGCACCGCCGAATCGGCGAACGCATTCTCGATGGTGTCGCCGACCTCGCCGTAGACCGAAGCTCCGAACAGTTCAGTTAGCCAATCGCCGCGCGCGACCAGCGGTCCAAGCACCGGCACCACTGCGATGCCAGCATCAGTGACGGCATAGCCGCGCGAGCGCTTGGGCTTGCTGGTCTGCGCTGCAGGGTCAACGTGACCAGCCGCAAGCATTGCTTCGAGCGCGCGCGGCGCGATCGCCATCGGTTGGCTAGTGAACCGAATAAGCGCTGTTTGTAACGATGTCATGTTTCCTCGTCTTCATCCAGTTGCGGCTCGTTGTTGTCGTTGCCTGCTGCCATGTTTTCGGCGCCTGGCGTTGATGAGAAAACCAACCCAAGCCGTTGCTCACGCGCGCGATCGGCAGCGATTTCCGCATCCACCTGTTCCGCATCGTAGCCGCGTTCGGCCAGCGCTTGCGTGCGGCTTTTAAAGCCTGCCCGCACCTGCTCAATCTCCGCGCGCACGTCTTTCAGCGGATCGATCCAATCCCATCGCGGCGGCAGCCAAGAGCATGCAAGCCATTCACGGCGACGCTCTTCATAGTCGGGCAGATCGAGCGCGCCTGCCATCACTGCCGTGTCCATCCAGCGCATCCAGACCTGTCGGCAAAGCTGCCAGATTATCACGGCATGCTGATAAGCCTCGACGCGGCGGCGAAACTCCAACAGCGCCAGCCGAGAGTTGGAGTAGTTTGCTTTCAGCATGTCGTTCGAAAGATACGCATAAGGAATGCCAAGCGCTGCTGAAATCTGCAGCAGCGTGCGATACTGGAACGGCTCGTATGTCTGGCCGACATCAGCCGGTGTCGAAGTCTGAATTTCCTCGCCAGGTGCCAGCATGACAATCTGGCCTGGCTGCAAGTCTATCTGTCGCTCGCCATCCTGGCCATCGCTCTCGGCAACGTCGAATGGCTCCGTTGGCGCTGGCGTTGTAATGAACAACGCATGCATCGCCGCGGTCTTTTTCCGGTCCAGTTCCGCGTCGTCATATAGATCAAGCAGGAAAAGCTTGACGATGGCTGGCGCGAACCGAGAAACACCGCGCAGCTGTCCTGCTTCGACCGGATCAATCACGTGGATGACTTCTGAAGCCGGAACACGCACCTTGTCGTCCGCCATCGCCGGATCCGTGGTGTCGCCTGGATGGCGGCGCAGGAAGTGATAGGCGACTCTTCGCCCAATGCGGTCGAACTCAATGCCTTGGCGGATGACGTTGCCGCTCGGCAGCACTTCGTTGTGATTCAGCGGCAGCATCTCCGACGGCAGCATCTGGAGCTGCAGCGGCACGACAAGCCCGTCTTCAGGCCAGCGCGGGCGAAAGCGCACAAACACCTCGCCAGCGATGAAGACCTCGCGCGCGACACGACGCTGCTGACCGTAAAAGTCAGTGAAGCCTTCGGCATCGCTTTCGTCGGTCCAATCCAGCCAGAGCCGCTGCACCTGGGCTTTGATCTCACCGTCAGCGATCAGCGAGGACGGCGTGATGCCGGTGCCGACTACGTTACCGGCCCAAGACTCGATGGCGTTGGCCGCATAACCATTGTTGCGCACAAGCCAGCGGGCACGCGCGGTGATATCCGCTCCTGCAGCAGCGATGAGCGCGTTAAGATGCGCTCTGGTCGGCACGAAATGGCGCAGCCGACGGTTGTTTTGCGCAGCCTCGAAGCCGCCGATAAAGGCACCGACACGCCGACGCCAGCGCGAGAGTGTGGATAGCATCAGATCCTAAAGTCCCTTGCTGGCGGTGGTGCGGACGATGCGACGCCTAGCGCCAGCGGACGCATCTGCGATGCGACGTTCGAGATCCGCGATTGCTGCGGCCATTTCGGCGTCGGAGGCGTATGTGATACGACGGCCGTCGATATCGAGCGTGCGCACTCCGCGCCAACGCGCCTCAAGCAGCGCATCGCGGCGCGCGGTCATCTGCTGGATGTTCACGGCATCACCTCAGCGCAGATAGGATGGAGTGAAGACGCGACGACCACGCAGGGTTCGGCGGCGAAGCACGCCGGCAGAGGGTGGCGCGGGATCAGCAACATTCGATTGCTCAGACGTTGGTGCAGGAACGTCATCGCGATGTTCAAGCGCGGCCGGGGGGGCCTCATGCTGGCGTGATGAAAGTCCGGTCTGCGCTTCGAGATGGCGCCAAGTCGTTTCGGTCCAGCGATCGGCCCCGGCGATCCAAGCTGCAGCGCGAGCGTAAACGCGGCAGTCGAGGATCTCGTTGCGCTCCCTCAGCTTCTGCCACTCAAGCCGGGCAAAGCCGCGCTTCGTGCGCACGCTTACCAGCTGCTCGGCGACGAGCTGCTTCACCCACTCCGCTTCCATGCCACGCGGCAAATGGATATAGCCAGGTGGATAGCTGCCTCCGGCTGCAAGCTCCTCGTCCGTTGGGCGACCTAGCTTGAGGAAACGGTAAGTTTCGCTCTTGAAGGTGGCGACGGCGATGGTCCAAAGACGAGCGCCGCGTCGCAGCTTGCGGCCACCCTCGGTCACATCGACGTAGCTTGGTCCGACAATCGGCGCGGCACGGTTGAAGCCTTCCACGCCCTTCACCGGCACGACCTGGGCATGTCCGGCGCGACGCGCCCAGGCGTAGACTGCGGGCGCCTCGTAGCCGGTGTCGATGGCGAGCTTCGCCAGCCCGAGACGCGCTCCGCTTACGTGCGGCCAAGTGCGGCTCAGAAGCGTCGTCAGCTTGGCCCATGTCTCGGCACGCTCGGGTCCGCCATCGATCACCACATGGTCGACGAACCAGCTCTCGAGGTCACGGCCCCAGGCCCAAATCGAGACCTCGATGCGATCGCGCTGCACGTCGGCGCCGGCGGTGAGAAACAGACCGCCAGCGGGCACCGTGCCGATCGGCCAGTCCTCGCGTCGCTCATAGAGCCGCTGCCAGTCTGGCGCTTCGCCGCTCTCCTGCCAGGTCTCGCCGAGCACGGTGTTCTTGAACGTCTTGATCGCGCGATCGTCGCCCTGCGACGCCTCCCACAACCTAGCAATCTCGCTCCAAGCAAGCCAGCCGACTGGCGAGTAGAGCGCCGAAATGTGGAAGCCGATCGTATGCGGATCGTCCGACACAGCCGTGGCGCGCCATTCGCCTGCGGACAGCATCGCAGTCTTGTGCTGCTCGCCGATCGGATGCTCACATGCCTCGCACAGATACCGCGCGCTTTCTGGTTCACTCTTCTGCCAAACCAGCCGCTCGAAGCGCAGGTGCTGATAATGCCCGCAACGCGGACAAGGAACAAAGTAGCGCCGCTGATCGGACGCGAGATACTCGCGCTCGATGCGCGACGCCCCAACAATGGTCGGCGTCGAAACCAGAAAGATCTTGCGCCGCCAGCCGAAGGTGCGGGCGCGCGCCTCGGCGAGCGCAATCGGATCGCCTTCGCCTTCGACGTCGCCTGGATAGGCGTCGATCTCGTCGAGGAACAGGAAGCGGGCGCTCATTGAGCGCAGGCCCACGGCGCTGTTCGCGCCGGTCATCACCAGCTGTCCGCCGGGGAACTCCTTTGAGAGCTGGCGATTGCCGGAGTCCCGCGATCGTGCCGGTGCCACCCGCTCGCGAATTGCAGGCGTCTCCTCGATCAGCGGATCAATGCGCTGTTCGGAGAAGCGCTTTGCAAGCTCGACAGTGGGCTGAACAGCGAGCATCGGTCCAGGCGCGTGGTGGATAACGTAGCCAATCCAGTTCGTCCCCACGGTGGTCGCACCGACCTGCGCGCCTTTCATGAACACCACGCGGCGCGCCGGGTGCGACGGCGACAGCGCGTCCATCACCGCGCGCAAATACGGCGTGCGCGACGTGCGGTAGGGGCCAGGCTCGGCCGAGTCACGCGAGCCGAGCACGCGATGCTTGTCTGCCCATTCCGAGACCAGCAGCGCTGGCTCAGGAGTTAGGCCGTCGCGCCACGCCTGGACGATCTCAAGGTCGCCATCGAACCGACCGACCTCCGCAAGGATTGTCTCCAGGCTGGTCATGTCACCGCGATCCGCACGTCGTTGCGCTCGGCAAGCAGCGCACGCAGCCGCGTTTCAAGCATCGTCTGCAGACGGTGCGCATCGACGCCGAGTTCGGCCGCCATTTCGGCTGCGACTCGTGCGGGCCAGCCCAGGATCGCGTCACGCTCCTCCTTTGCCAGCCGATGCACCAACAGCAGCGCGCGCGCCTTATCGACCAGCTTGCCTTTGCGCTCCTCGAGGCGAAGCTTGCGCTCCTGCGCCTTCAGCACCTCGTTGGCCGTGCGCGCGTTGTGGTAGCTCGCCCCACTCGATGGCGGGTCGAACGAAGGCGCGGACGGAGACGGAGGCGGAGGCACGGACGCACCGATCGGCGTGGACTTCGTCGCCGAATGCGCTGCTCGGCGCGCTGCAGGCGATGGCTTGATTGCGATCGCGGCGGTCTTGCGCGCCGGATCCGCTGTGCGGGCGAGTTGCTCGCGCAGCTTCTCAATGTCCCAGGTGCCGTCCGGCTCGGGCGCGATGCGTCCCGAGCGTTGCGCCTTCTGCAGCGTCGTGTGCGAAACGCCGAGTCGGATCGCCGCCTCGCGCTGCGATGGCACCCGTGCAGACGATAGACCTCCGATCATGATGTGATCAGGACCTCCGAAAGAAAGCAACAACTTAACCGCTGCATTCGCTTGCAACCTACCACGTGCAGCGCGAATACAGGGACGCGCGCAGGGGAAACCGCCCCGCCGCAGACAGAGAGGAGAAGACGATGACCAACCGCGAAGTCCGTGCCGCCCTGAACCAGCAGAAGAGCCTCGAGGCCTTCCTGGCCGCCAAGGCTGAATTCGACGCCCTGATCGCCGAACTGCAGCAGGCCAGCGCAGAGCACTTCGGGGCCGACTCCGAGCAAGTGTTCTGGGAGCACGTGGAGACGCTCCGGGACTGGAACCACCGCCTGCGGGACATGGCGAACGCCTACTACCGCCGTGGCGAGTACGCAGCCTGAGGAAGGAGACCACGATGCCCGCCACCATCCACGACCGCCTCGTGGCCGCCCTGACCGCCCGCGGTGAGAACCTGGTTCCGAATCGATCCACCAAATACACGGTTTTGACCAGGACCAAGCGCGACACTGGCGAGAGCCTCGGGTTCTACTTCGTGGGCCGCGCCGGCGCCCTGCGAATCGGACGCAAAGTCACCGAGAGCATCCCGCTTTCGGAGATGATCAAGAAGCGGCTCTTGGGCGAGGATTGACCACCCAACCACCGCCGCCGCCAGGCTCACCGCCCGGCGGTAGATTTCTCGTTCTGGCGCACCCGGATCGCTTCGAAGACCCGACGCAGCACGTAGGATCGCGCGATCGAGATGGCGGTGAAGATCGCGGCGATCATCA